GGTGTTGGTAAATCAACATTTACTACTAAAATTGCAAACCACGCTTTTAATTTAGGATATAATGTACTTCAAATATTTTTTGAAGATAATCCAAAAATAATACAAAGAAAACACATAACACTTTGGACCGGTATACATCCAGACGACTTAACCGATAATAAAGAATTGGTTATTGATAAAGTTAAACAAATACAAAACAATAAAAAAAATAAACTAACATTAAAAAAGTTACCTTCTGACACTGTAACTATGAACCAAATAAAAAATCAGATTAGAAAAATTTTGGCTAATGGAGATAAAGTGGATATGGTTATTTTAGATTACATTGACTGTGTTGTTCCTGACAGAAAAATGAGTGATGAATGGAAAAGTGAGGGATCAGTTATGAGAGCTTTTGAGTCTATGTGTCATGAATTAGATATGGTTGGTTGGACAGCAACACAAGGAAATCGTAGTTCTATTTCTTCTGAAGTAGTAACTACTGATCAAATGGGTGGGTCAATTAAAAAAGCTCAAGTTGGTCACGTAATCATTACAGTGGCTAAGTCACTACAACAGAAAGAAATGAATTTAGCGACTATAGCTATTACCAAGTCAAGAATTGGAAAAGACGGAATTATATTTGAAAATTGTAAATTTGATAATGGTATGTTAGAAATTGATACGGAACAAAGCGTTACTTTTTTAGGTCACGAAGAACAAAAAGAAGTTAAAAATAGAAATAGAATAAAAGAATTATTAAAATTAAAAAAAGAAACTGAATCTTAAAATATGGAAAAAATATTAATTGAAAACCCAAACAGGTTTGTTATCTTCCCAATAGAGCATAATGATATTTGGGAATACTATAAAATGCATCAAGCTGCGTTTTGGACAGCAGAAGAGGTCGATCTATCTTCAGATATTCGTGATTGGGAAGCTTTGACAGATAATGAGAGATATTTTATTAAAAATATTTTATCTTTTTTTGCCGCGTCTGACGGAATTGTTAATGAAAATTTAGCTGAAAATTTTTACAGAGAAGTGCAATACCCTGAAGCTAAATTCTTTTATGGATTTCAATTGGCTATGGAAAATATTCATTCACTTATGTACTCATTATTAATTGATACTTACATAAAAGATGATAAAGAAAAATCCGAATGTTTTGATGCCATAAATAAGATGCCAGCAATACAGAAAAAAGCTAAATGGGCGATAGAATGGATTAACAACGATTCTTTTGCTGAAAGATTAGTTGCGTTCGCTGCCGTAGAAGGTATTTTCTTTTCTGGTTCTTTTTGTTCTATATTTTGGTTAAAATCAAAAGGGATTATGCAAGGGTTGTGTAATGCTAATTCTTTAATATTTAAAGATGAAAACCTCCATTGTGATTTTGCAATACATTTATTAAATAACCATTTAGAAAAAAAATTATCACAAAAAAGAATTAAAGAAATCGTATTATCAGCATTAGAAATAGAAAAAGAATTTATAACCGAATCTTTACCTGTATCATTAATTGGAATGAATTCTAATTTAATGATACAATATTTGGAATTTGTTGTTGACGGACTTTTAGTTAAAATGGGTTGTGATAAGGAGTTTAATGTTAACCAACCATTTAAATTCATGGAACAAATAGCAATTGAAACCAAAGGTAACTTCTTTGAGTCTAGAACAATGGAATATCAAAAAGCAAAGTTGAATGAAACTATAGTATTTACAGAAGATTTTTAAAAAAAACAAAATTATGTCATTAAAAATAATTAAAAGAGACGGGGAGTCAGTATCGTTTAATCCCCAAAAAATATATAACAGAGTTAAACGATCGTCTAAAGGGTTAAAAGTTAATTCGGATGAGATATTCATAAAAGTTATTACTTCAGTACCAACTGAAGGTGATATAACAACAAAAGAATTGGATAAATTAATTTATGAGATAGCTGCCGCTTATACTGGTAGTCACCACGACTATTCAAGATTAGCTTCATCAGTTGCGATTTCTTCATACCATAAAGAAACTAACCCAAGTTTTTCAGAAACAATGTCAGAGTTACATTCACATGGAATTATTAATGATGTGTTAGTGGAAACAATTCAAAAATACGGAGAAAAAAATATTGATGAAATTATAAATCATAATAACGATTATAATTTTGATTATTTTGCTTGGAGATCATTAGTAGAGATGTATTTACTAAAAACACCACAAGGAAAAGTAATTGAAAGACCACAGCATATGTATATGAGGGTTGCCTTATGGGTTACAGATAATTTTGAAGAAGCAATTGAATATTATAAATCATTATCAAATCAACTTATTTCTAAAGCGACACCAATAATGATTAATTCTGGTACAAAAGTACCTCAATTGGCTTCTTGTGTTTTACATTATAATAATTCAGACTCAAGACAAGGTTTGTTAGACACATTAAATGATATTTCAACATACTCTTCAGACGCAGCAGGGATTGGATTATCTATGTCTAACATTAGAAGTAAGGAAAGTAGAATATCTACATCAGGAGGACACTCGGGTGGTTTATTAAGATATTTAAAAATTGTTAATGAATCGTTAAGATTTTTTAACCAACAAGGTCGTAGACCTGGTTCCGCAGCAATTTACTTGGAGCCTTGGCATAAAGATATTATGGACTTATTGGATATTAAAAAAAATACGGGATCTGAAGAATTAAGAGCTCGTGATTTATTTACCGCACTTTGGATTCCTGACAACTTTATGAGAGCGGTTAAAAATAACGAAGATTGGTATTTGTTTTGCCCAAACGATATAAAAAAATCAGGACTTAAACCACTTCAAGAAACCTATGGTGATGAATATGAAGAAAATTATCGAAAAGCGGTACAAATGGGTATTGGTAAAAAAATAAAAGCTCAAGATATCTGGAGTAAGATTATTGAATCTCAGGTTGAGACTGGCGTTCCTTATTTGTGTGCTAAGGATAGTGCTAATAAAAAAACTAATCATAAAAACATTGGAGTTATAAAACAATCTAACTTGTGTAACGAGATTTATCAATTTACCGACGAAGAGACTACGGCTATCTGTACATTATCATCTATGGTATTAAAGAATTTTATCGTAAAAGGTGAGTTTGATTTTACGTTACTTTATAATGAAGTTAGAAAGGTTGTTCGTTCTTTAAATAAAGTTATTAATATAAATAGGTACTCAACAAAAAAAGGATTAAAAGGCGGTTTAGAACAAAGAGCAATTGCAATAGGAACTCAAGGTTTAGCTGATGTTTTTTATTTAATGGATTATATTTTTACTTCTGAAGAGGCTAAAAAGTTAAATAAAGACATATTTGAAACGATATACTACGCCTCAGTTTATGAGAGTAATCAATTATGTAAAGAAAAAAAATATAAACCATATTCGTTTTTTGAAGGGTCACCGATGTCTAATGAAATTTTTCAATTTGATATGTGGGGACTTGATAGTACACAACTTTCAGGTATGTGGGATTGGAGTAAATTAAAAACAGATGTAAAAACATACGGTGTTTGTAATTCTTTATTTACTGCACAAATGCCTGTTGCATCATCTGCTAAAATTACAGGATCTTTTGAAATGACAGAACCCGCACATTCTGCTCTCTTTAATCGACGAGTTGTTGGTGGTGAGATTATGATTGTAAATAAATATTTAATTTATGATTTTGAAAAAATTGAAATATGGTCTGAAGATTTAAAAAATGAGATAATAATAAACGAAGGGTCAATTCAAAATATTAATTTTAATAATTACATTGATTTTGATGATAAAAATTATAATAAAAAAGTTAAAAGAATTGAACATCTTATTTTAAAATATAAAACAATATGGGAAATATCACAAAAAGAATTAATTAATATGGCTGCGGATAGAGCTCCATTTATTGACCAATCACAATCTATGAACATTTATATGGTAAATCCGACCTTATCAAAAATAACATCATCTCATTTTCATTCTTGGGAAAAGGGTTTAAAAACACTATGTTATTATGTTAGAACTAAGGCGATATCAACAGGAGCAAAACATTTAGCTTTAGATATGTCAAAAAAAGATAAAAAAAATGTAATTTTAGAAGTACCGAGTATTGATTATTCAGATTTAAATTTAACTGTAAAACCAAAAGATTCCGAATTTGATTGTTTTGGGTGTTCATCATAATAATTTATTATAAATAAAATAAACATATATTTATATGTGATATGGCAAATGGACTAACATACGGAATAAGTTTCCCTTTTAGACAAAGTGAAAAAGGGAATTATCTTAATTTAACTGATGATTCCGATGAAGAGATTAGAACTAGTTTATTACATTTAATATTAACAAAACGTGGTAGTCGTTATTATTTACCTGATTTTGGAACAAATATCTATTCTTTTATTTTTGACCCATTAGATGGTCAAACGTTTGACGCAATTAAAGACGACATTAAAACCCAAGTTGAAAAATATATTCCTAATCTAACTATTAATAGTATAACAGTTACCCCTTACTTAGAAACTGAAGAAGGTATTGGTGAGTTAGATTATGAGTTATTAGGTAAAACTAGTATCCATAGAATTCCTGGAGCTAACACACAAGAATATACTGCAAAATTAAAAATAAACTATACAAATGAAAATAGTACTTTTGGAACTCGAGAGTTTGTGATTATAAATATTTAAATATGGCTATTAATAAAATAAATTATACTGAAAGAGACTTTGAAGGGATTAGGGAGTCATTATTATTGTACACTAAACAATACTACCCAGAACTTATTCAAAACTTTAATGATGCTTCTATTTTTTCTGTACTAATGGATTTAAATGCCGCGGTTGCTGACAACCTTCATTTTCATATTGACAGGAGTATTCAGGAGACGGTATTACAATACGCACAACAAAAATCATCAATATATAATATCGCTAGAACGTATGGATTGAAAATACCGGGGTATAGACCATCAGTTGCTGTGGTTGATATTTCAATCACTGTACCACCTTTTGGTGATGGTGAGGATTTTAGATATCTTGGAATATTAAGATCAGGATCACAGTTTAATGGTGCTGGAAATACTTTTGAGACTGTAAACGATATTGATTTTTCAACACAATATAATCCGGAAGGGTTTGTCAATAGGACTAAAATACCAACATTTGATAGTGGTAATAAAGTGGTTAATTACGTAATAACCAAAAGAGAAGTTGTTGTTAATGGAACTACTAAAGTTTTTAAAAAAATAATTAATCCAGCTGATGTTGTACCATTTTTCAATTTCTTTTTACCTGAAAAAAATGTACTCTCAATAACATCTGTAATTCAAAAAAACGGAACAACATATCCAGCTATACCTTCTTATAGTGAATTTATTAATTCAACTAATAAATGGTATGAGGTTGATTCGTTGGCTGAAGATACGGTTTTTATTGAAGATGTTACAAAAGCAACAGATAACTCAGGAATTAAAGTTGGTAAGTATATTAAAACTGAAAATAGATTTATTAGTGAGTATACACCAGAAGGTTATTTAAAAGTGCAATTTGGAGGAGGAACTACAACCCCTGAACAACAACTTGTTAATTTTGCAAAATCAGGAATTAAATTAGATTTAGGTAATTACCAAAATAATATTGGATTAGGACTTACCGTTCAACCAAATACTACTTTATTTGTTCAATATAGAACTGGTGGTGGGTTATCTTCAAATATTGGTGTTGGTGTGATAAATCAAATTGGTACTATTGATTTATCTATAAATGGACCATCATCTGACATAAATACCAATGTTTTTAATTCTTTAAATATTACAAATGTTACCGCAGCAATTGGAGGATCAAACCCACCAAGTACTGAAGAAGTTAGAAATATGGTTACATTTAATTTTTCAGCACAAAAAAGAGCGGTTACTATTAATGATTATAAATCTTTAATTGACACTATGCCTGGTAAATTTGGATCTCCAGGTAAGGTAAGTATAACTGAAAATAATAATAAGATTACAATTCAAATACTTTCATACGACGATGGTGGTAAATTAACCCAATCTGTTTCAAATAATTTAAAAAATAATTTAGCAACATATCTTTCTAACTTTAGAATGATTAATGATTATATATCTATTGATGTTGCAAAGGTGATTGATTTAGAATTTGAAATTTATGTAATGATGGAATCTGATCGAAACCAAGGACAAGTTATTACAGAAATTATTAATTCTGTTGCAAACTATATGTCACCAGAAAATAGAGAATTAGGACAAAACATTAATATGTCTGAAATTAAAAAATTAATTCAAAATGTTGCTGGTGTATCAACACTTACCGAAATAAAAGTCGTTAATAAAGTTGGTGGACAATATTCAACATCAGAAACGTCACAAAGATATTCAAATAATTCCACAAAAGAGATTCAAATAATTGACGAAACTATTTTTGCAGAACCAAGTCAAATATATCAAATTAGATATACTAATAAAGATATTAAGGTTAGGGTAAAAAATATAAAAACAGTAGACTTTAAATAACGTTATTTATTTTATAATGTTATTGATTATCTTTAAAAATAAAGAACATAACTATTTATTTTTAAAGAATTAATGAACAAAAGTCATCGAATAAAAGTTAACCCGGGAACTGATAAAAATATAAGAGTACAAATTGACCAAGATTTTGATTTTTTAGAAATACTATCTCTAAAATTAAGACATGAAGACGTTTATACTAGGTTTTGTGCTGATTACGGTGTAGTTGCGGGTCGAGTAATCATTAATGGTGGTTTTGGTGTTCCTAACGTTAACGTTTCCATTTTTATCCCATTATCTCCAGAAGACGAATCCGACGTTGTTATCTCAACACTATATCCATATAAAACTGTAGGAACAAAAAACGAGGATGGTTATCGTTATAATTTGTTACCATACAAACAGGAGTATGGTGGTCACACACCTACAGGTACTTTTCCGGATCGTGAGGACGTTTTAACGAGACGTGAAGTTCTCGAAGTATATGAAAAATACTATAAATTTACAGTTAAAACAAATGATAGTGGAGACTTTATGATTATTGGCGTCCCTTTAGGGATGCAAAAGTTAATATTAGATTTAGATTTATCAAATATTGGTACTTTTTCTTTACGACCCGCAGATTTAATTAGGATGGGATTAGGTTCTCCCGAACAATTTGACGGGGAACAATTTAAATCATCGACGGATTTGGATTCGTTACCACAGATAGTTCACTTAAAAACAGATGTTGAGGTTACTTCTTTTTGGGGGGAAACAGACATTTGTAATATTGGTATTAGTCGAGTTGACTTTGATTTAAGAGATTTTGGAGGTATTAATATTCAACCACACGCAGTATTCTTAGGTTCATTATTTTCAACTAATGATGGTGATTTTTTAAAAACAAACTGTAAACCAAAATTTGATAGCGGAAATCTTTGCGACCTTGTAACTGCGTCTGGTACAATATTAGCTATTAGACAAACAATCAATACCGACACAAACGGTAGACCAATACTTGAACAATATGTACTACCTGAAGGAGGTAAGGTTATAGATTCTAATGGTACTTGGATGTTTGAAATACCAATGAATTTGAACTACGTAACAACAAACGAATTTGGGGAAATGGTACCATCAAACGATCCAAATATAGGTATCCCAACTACAGGTAAATATAGGTTTAGAATACAATATCAAAATGAAGAAGGAATTAAAAATAACATTTTTAGGGCTGACTATTTAATACCAAATATTAAAGAATGGGGGTGGGATAACCCTAACACACCACCACCGTCACAACTAGCACCATCAGTACCTAACGCAAACACTTATCATCAATTATATTCATATGGATTTGGTTTGGAATGGGAAAATTATGGAGACCCAACAACAACAATAGGTTTAGATATGATTAATGAAGCTATAGATGCTAAAGACAGGTTCTATGAGTTTAATTTTAATAAAGTATATACTATTTCTATGTTTTTAGATAGGTGGAAATGGGGATTTAATAGAGCACAACATTTAGGGATTAAAGAAATTACTAACAGAGCTTGTACAACAACAACTAATAGATTTCCAGTTAATGATGGAGTTAGAAATTTTGATTTTCTATTTTTTCTTTTTAATATTTTAATTACGATTTTAACACCAAGTTTTATTATAATAATTGTTATTTCACATGTATTAGCATTCCTATATCCAGTACTTAGAGCAATCGCTAACGCTTTTATTTGGTTAACTAACACTATTATTTACGGTATTTGCATTGTGGTTGCTACTCTTTCAGCTAAACTGAGCAGATCTGACTGTAAAAAAAGTTCAATAACTCCACTACCAGCAGAAAACCCATTTAAAAGAATACCGGTACCTATGATGTCTTATCCTGACTGTGAGGCTTGCGATTGTAAAGATAAAGGATTAGATGAGGCGGAGGGATCCGCATTTGCCACTTCATTAAACGCTGCGGTTGCTTCTAGATCTAATGTAAGTGTATTATCTAATATCGGTAGTAGTACATCTTATAGTCTTATGAAAGGGTATATTGGTAGACCAACAACAGTTGATACGTACCCTCCCGCTAATTTGGAAACATTTGTTAATAATAGTTGGCAAATGTTATTGGCTGGTGAACAAGAATATACAACAAGATATAAGGTGCCTTTAGTTCGTTTCTCCGTAATTCCTGGCCCCTTACAACCAACACCAGCTATGATTGAAAAAACCTTTATTGGTTCTGATGTTACTTTAGCTCAATCTATGAACTTAGCAAATCTAAGAAGTAGATATTTTGCGGGTGAAAATATAATAAGAACAACCATTAGTAACGTTGGTTCACCACCGTCTGATCCTTTTGATGATTCTATTTTAATTTTATTTTGTGATAGTGCTACCCTTGCTTCTTTAGGTGGTGGAGGTGGTTTAGTTACTTTTTATAATACCGATAGTATTAACGACCCTAATCTTACTGGTTTTACCGGAAGTAATGAATTTAATACCCAAAGTATTACAGGATCCACACCATTTTCAAATACTTTTACCCCAACACAAATAAAATATATAGACACTAATGGTACCGAACAGACTACTAACTCATATTTAAAAATAACTGAAAATGGTAAAGCTTATAAATTTAAAGCGGGTGTTGAGTATTTTCAAGTTATTACTGGAGGTACCGTAAATGAGTATAAACAATTAACAAATGGTAATGCTGGTTTATTAAATAAATATTTATTTAATAAATACCAAACACAAGATAAATTTAGATACACAGTTTTAGGTATTCTAAATAACTTTAAGACTCATAAATGGAAATCTATTGAATTTTTAGATGACTACAACGATCTAGAAGTTATATTTTTAACTAGAGGTGTTGACCCTTATACTGAAAAACAAACAATTAGGTATGATCTCTCAAAATTATTTGGATACCCACTTGGAAGTAATATTGTTTCGGTAGTTGGTAACTATTATTTAAATGTACCAATACAAAAAAATACCGGATCAAATCAAAATAATTGGTGGACAAGTTATAAAACGCCAGAATCTCATATAATCACAACTAACGATAATAATAACGCAGCTTTATATCATAAACCTTATGGGTTTTCAGCGGACTCGGGTTTATTTTCAGCATTTACAAATAACAGTTCAAAAAATTATAATAGCACTGATAGGTCTACACTTAATTTTAAATCTTTTTCTGTTGATATTAATATTTCACATCACACTTTAGGATCAGTGTCGTATGATAGTACTACTATGTACTTAGATAAGTTTGCCCTTCACAAACAAGACTTATATGAAGGTGGTAGTTTAATTGCATCTAAGGGTAATTTTCAGGAACAACAAAACAATTGTAATAGTTGTGACCAATTAAAGTCAAGAAGTCGGACATATTCACCAACATATCTACCAACCGGAACTAATAATGTTTCGGTGATACCTCTGACAACTAATATTAATATTACTAATTCTCAATATTTAGTTTTTAGATCGGATAGATTACCAGTCTCTGATGGATTAGAGATTCTTCTTAATAATAATTATTCTCTACATTTAAATAATAATTTTAGATTATACGTTATTGACGCGACTGGCGGATCTGGTCAAGTAATTGCGTCAATATTATCAGGTACAGATTCAAATGGTGCTAGTCAAAACTTAGCAGGTGATGGTGGAAATGGGCCTATTACGGATAAGATATTAGGTAGTTTAACCTGTGAAAAATTAGTTCCAATTAAATGTTATCAAAATGGAGGAACCACTTTTACTATAAATACAAATTGTCCTGAAAATAAAACAGGTAAGGGTGATAAAAATAAAAGAATAGATGGTGGGTGTTACTATTTTGTTGATAACCCATTAATTAGTAGTATAAAAAAAGATATTGAGTTTTTTGCTGAGTGGAAAGCTAGATTTAGAATGATATTTGGCGCTTGTAGAGGTGTGTTTTCTGAAGTATTTCAAAATAATTGGGTAAATGGAACATTATATATGTTTACATTTAAAAAGAGAACAATTTTTAATATTACCGGACAAGTTAAAAAGTATAAATTTTGTGGTAGTAAATTTGATATATATAGAACCGGCCAAGGCCCTATTATCTATACTGAAGGTACTACCAATTCATTTTTTTATAGGTGTACACCATATAAGGCATCTTCTAATCAATTTATAGGACAAGCTCCAAAGTATAATAATTCTGATGCTGTGAGTAAATATAAAGGTATGAATAGTAATAATATCTTTTATCCAACAACGATTATGGATTTAGGTCCTAGAGATAGATATACTAAAGAAATTTCCCCAAACCCTATGTTTGAAGGTTATAATATGGATACATTACGAACCACATCATATAATGAGAGTTCAGAAATACTAAATTTATTTATAGTTTCTAGATTATTAAATAGTAGTTTTCTTTCTAGAATGGTAGGAGCTGGGGACGCATCCATTAATCAAATGTTTTCTAGAAGTGAAGATAGGATTGATGGTGATGTTGCTCAGTTATTTAGTGTTAACTCTGAATACGGGGTTGTTGGATTTGGAGATGACGATTATGATGATAATGACATATATCTTTCAAGCACAGAAGACTCGGTTTTAGGTTTATTTTTTACCTCATCAACAGTAAATAGGGTACTTGTCAGTCCTGGTGTTGTTACGTTCACACCAACACTGACTAATTATTTTGGATACCCAAGTACTCAGGAAGTTCCATTTTACAAATGGAAATTAGAAAATAATAGTACTATTTTTGGAACCGAAAAGAATGAATGGGAAACTTCAACTCCTTTTTACTCACAAAAATATCAGTCTTTAAGTTTTTTAACTTCACCTACCTCAGATTATTTTAATTCTACAACCCAAAATGGGAAAAAAGGTTTTATATATAATAGTAACGGCAATGGTGTTGGATCTCCTAGTTTTCCACAAAATCAATCAAATGAATTTTTGGTTGGTTCGCCATACCATTTTTACTTTGGGTTAGTTAAAGGTAAGAGTTCTTTAAATAGGTTCATAACAAAATATATTTTAAACTCGGATGATTAACGAAGAAGATATTAGAATAGTATTAGGGTCTAAAAGATACGCTTCTAGCGTTGATACCGATATTTGGATTCAAACCCCACTCATTGGTGATAGAAGAAATATGGTTGAAGGTGATAGATCTATTAGTATAAATTTGGAAGAACAATTTAACGAAGAAAGAACTAATAGTGATGTTTTTAGAATCTCTGGTAAGATTGTTAATATAATTAACAATAGTATTTCAGGTAAAACTGCGTACCAACCATATAGAGATAATTTATACTACTCTAATTCAATATCAAATGCAACTATAAATAACCCATACAATCCGAATGTTTTATGGGAAGGGTATCCTCAGTTTAATGAGTTTTCAATAATTAGAAACGAAGGAATTGTAGGACATATTACGTATGTACCAAAAAGTTCAACAACATATAATTGGGCGGTATATTTAACATATGCTTATAGTAGTGATACTGAACAAATAATGTCTTTTACAGACCAAACGTATAATACAACTAATACTTTTATTGCCTCTGACGGTATTCCATTTACTATAACTAATGATAAATTTAATGGTAAAAGATTAATTTATTTTAATTGTGCGACTAATCATAATTTAGAAGTTGGTGAGTTTGTTGAAATTACAATACCATCCAATACTAACGGATTTGGTGGGGTTAATATTTTTTCTGTATATAGTTTAGGTAATGGAAAATATGATTCCGAAAGTAATGTTTTTAGTATATATAATTTAAAATTTTTAGATTCAGAGACTACGAACGGTAAAGTTGGTAATTTTAAAAGAATAAAAAATATTCAAAATAGTGGAGAAACTAAATCTAAATATTATGTTAGATTACATAAAACATTAACCGACGTTACGGAATGTAAACTCAATCCGGCTGGATTTGAAAATAATCCATTCCCAACTAAATTTAAATTAGAGTATTCTGCATTAACCCCTAATAACGTTGAAAGAATATCAGTAAAAGATGGGTCAAAAACAGTAACATTTACTTTTAATTCTGACATTAAAATAAATGGAATAAAAGATAATCTTAACCGACCAATAACTGAGTTATTTACTACCATTATCCAAAGAGGATATATGGGATACTTTAACCCAACACCACCTAATTCAAATATAGGTTTAGATGTTGGTTGGGAGTTTAATTTTTTAAAAAATACTATAGACCCTTGGTGGAACCACAATTCTTTAAATAATAAAGATAATATTACTGTTGGCAATTATATTGCTAATAATAAAACATTTAACTATAATAATTTATTAAATGTTGGACACATATTAAAAGAAGATTTTTGCGAATATAATTTTATGGAACAAAAAGAATATGTTTTATCTCCAATGTACCATAAATACTCATATAATCCAATTTATTTTTTAGATAATTCTGATATTAATTATCCTAGTGGATACGTTTATACACCACACCATAAAATACAAATAAGAACTTTTGGTAATAATATCATGTATTCACAAAAAGAAAACGTAGATATTGTACCAAAATACGCAGGGTATTCTAAATATGAAGAAACTTTTATTTGGAGAGATATATATAACTATGGGTATATCGATGAGGACGATAATGGGGTTGATTACCCATTTTTAAATGGGGCTCATTATCCATTTAAAGATATCTTATTTTTACAAAAACCAATACAACAGTTAAATATTGTTGAAACTACGTTAATAAACCAACCAACAACCGACCCTTGTGAATAATTATTATAGATTTTCATTAAACGTTACGGATAAAGACATAACCTTACCAATTGAACTTAATTTTGATTTTGAGGGTAGAGAACAAGCTATTGAAGAATTTGAAAAAGACGCGGTAAAACAAGTTATAAACGATATTGACGACTTTGAAACCACTAAATTTGCTCACGCACCTTATGGGGTTAATAATTCAAAAACAGAGATTAATTATCAATTTAATTTTTTTAATTATCAAGCACAAACAAATTTTACAACAAACCCACCGACGATTTCAGATTGGTTAGATGATTATGAATATGCAACTTTTAATGATAATGAAATATTTTATTTTGCCAACTCATTTAAAGGTAGTTTTTTTAAATTAGATTTTTATGATAATACGATTCCTGAAAATCAAAAAATATTATTTTCTGTTATTTTACCAACACAACAGGGATTAAAAGAACCGGGGTTTATTGGACCACTACTCAATCAATCTCCAGTTTTTGTAAAAAAACCAAAATTTGTTTTAGATTATGTTGGTCAAGACAAAGAAGGATTTTTCTTTTATTGGTTAAAAGAACGCGGATATTTAGATATTAGTGTTTTTTATATGAGCGCTAAGTTTTTTAATGCAAAAATAGGTCAGTTTGTTAGAATGATGAATGTACCACAATCTTCTTTAATTGGATCACAATATGATTTTAATAAAGAAGATTATTTTTATTACAAGGTTAATTTTGATTACAATAATTATGAATATAGTGTTTATCGTGGTTTGAGTAATGTTAGAGTTGGTGTAGGTCAAAATCCGGATGAGTCCATAATTTGGTATGAATATGTAAACCCATAATGAAGTCACAAAAAATAAGTGTAGTACTTTCCCCAGAGACTTTAAATTTAACGTTATCCGGTTTTTTATATGAACCATATAATGATGTTAGCAAAACTTTATTTGTATACTCTGGCATTTCTGAAATGATTAGTGGAGGGACTAATGGAAATTCATTATTAACTGACATAACAATTCCTATTTTATTTACTGAGACGTATAACGATGTCGGTATATATTCTGAGTTTGACGGGCTTTTATGTCAAAAAGATATTATTACTAATTTTTTATATTCTGGAACAAATCAGTTTAATTTAAATTATATTACTTTATATAATACCTCTGGAGATTTTACTGATAGTTATTTGGATTTCACTGATTTTTATGTTAATTGGGGTGACAACACAATACCGGAACAACTAACATCAAAAACAATATCACATGAATATCTTGGTAATGGGTCTTATGTTATTTCACTATCAGGATCAAATCCTTGGGGGATTACTGTAATTGAAAAACCAATAACAGTACCATTAACTTTATCTGTAACTCCTAATACTAATGGTAACATAACATTTACACCACAACAAGGTAATTGGGTTAATACCCCTATAAATTATAATTATATTTATGATTTAGACTCTAATAATAGCGTCGCTTATCAGTCGACTAGCGGATGGACAAGTACACCATTTAATATTTCTGGGTATACTAAATCAAAAATAAATGATCTTAGAAGATGGGGTAGTGAAAAATATACGGTTGGTTATGTATTCACTAAAAATAACGAATTATACGGTAAAATAAATTCAATATGTCCTGAGTACAAGTCTTACACTATAGAAGGTATTGATTATTATGATTTAACAGATGGAAAAACATTATATGTTATTGGTAGTAGCGGATTAACCCATAACGATATAGTTTCTTTACCAATGGCTAAAAATGAGCAACTATTAGATTTTGTTATGACACCAGAAATCCAAAGTAATGTTTATGTCGAAAGAGGTAAATATTCACCTTTTGAGGCTATCCAAAGACTTGGTGAAGTCGATAATAGTGGTGATTTAGTAAGATATGGTTATGGATATTATAAAATTAACACAATATAAAAAAAAATATAAACTATTTATAAAATAAAAAATGGCACTTGGAACATATGGTACTGTAAGACCCGCAGATGTCTCACCAAACGATGTTGATATAATATTACATTATACATCATCAAGAGACGTAACAAACAATTATTTATTAAAAAAATTAAATGCTAGTAGCATATTAACTCCTTATTTTCATAATTCTAATACTGGTGGTAACGCTAATATAGAAATATTAGGTGGTCTTTATAGTTTAAAATTACCCTCTTCTGAATTTAATAAAAAAGGAATCTATACTTTATATTTACGGCCAGCAGAAATTAGAACAAAAATCTCTGATTGCGGAATATTATCAGCATTACCTAATGTTAAGGGTATAGTGATTGATATAAATCAAGTCCCGTCCATATATAAAAATAAATTTACAAATCAAGGACTAGTTGGGTTTAGAGTTGAATATTTAAATCAAGACGGTACAAAAATTCCTAATTTTTATAGAATAATCACTTCTTCTTTTTTTTGTGAACCAATTATTGGTGATCAGACTAATGCATCACAAAAAAGTGTTAGATATCGATATGTAGATGGTGGTAGTGATTTAATATTTTGTACGTTATCCCCATCATCGTCACCAACAAATAAACCAAATGCGACCCCATATATTGGACAACCAAATCAAAGTATCATAATTTGTAATACTTTTTTTAATCCAATAACAATTGATATTCAAATGGCTGATCACGATTTAGATACAATAGCAATAGCTCTTTATGGTAATCAAACCAAAAGTATTGAAGACGGAGTATATACCGTTTACGATACTGGTGGTAACATATATAAACAATATAATTTATTTGAAGTTAGAGATAATTTTAATAATTTATTGTATGAGGTTAGACAAGATAGGGGAAATAACATTGATTTTAGTAAAAACTTTATAAATATTATTACTTAATGGCAAATAAAATATTTTTTCCACCTAAAGGGTTTGATACTTTTTCTAATAATATCGTTGGACTTCAAACTGTTGATGGCGGAGGTCTTACGCAAGGAAATTTTGAATTTACTTCGGCAATTTACGAAAAAGCTAATAGAAGTTTTGATACTGGTATTTTTTCAATTCCGTATACTTTAGAAAATTTAAAAATAGATGACATTGAACAAGCCAAAAAACTAATTCAAAAAAACTTTAAAGTTTATCCTAATTTTGATATATCTGAAGTTACTAGTTTTTGTTTATATGGTTCACTACAAAAAAGATTATCAAGTTCGGCTTTAAAAATTATAAATTATTTTCCAGCGGCGATTGAAGTTATAAGTAGACAATCTAGTGGTTTATTTTATGGTGATACCGCATCAAATATTTCATACGACCCTATAAATGATGAAACAACTTTTCAAATGAATTCATCGTTATTTAGAAATCCATTTGATATTGATTTTTCACAAAACTCTAATAGAAATTTAGAATTAAGACCTCAACAAATTAGTGAATATAGAAATTTAACAAATACGTTTGAAAAATACGCTTTATATTTTTCAGACTTAAAGGTTGAATATAAAATTAATGATTTTATTCCTACCATTAGTATGTCTGGTGGTACGGTTACATTGACGGTTGTAGGTGACCCATTTGAAGGATTAACATCATCAACTAAGAGTTTAGTTATTAAACCTAATAATGAAGTTACTGATCAAATTTTTAATGATGATTTTGATGAAATTGAAGATTTTTTATTAAATAGAAACGCGGCAATAAAATATACCGCTAAGTTTGTTTACCCTGACTATGATAATTCCGGTAAGTATACTCTTTATACTAAATACGTAACATGGCCAATAAATACTTATTGGAATCTAAGTATTGAGGGATCTAAATTTACAAAATATTTAGAAGTTTTACAAGAAATATCAGAGAAATTAGATGAATATAAAACTAACCTAATTAGTCGTTTTTTAATTACAGGTTCTTTTAAAGATTTTGACACGTCAGACCAAAAAATTGAAAAAATATTACAAATTTATGGAAGAAGTTTTGATGAAGTAAAGAAATTTATAGACGCTTTAGCTAATATAAATTCTGTAAACTATAAAACAGGAAATGACATACCATCACAACTTTTAAGTAATTTATCAAAAACTTTGGGGATGGATTCAAACATATCACCAATATCTAATGATGATTTTTTAAAATCTGTTTTTAATTCTGATAGTACTCAGATATATTCAGGACAAAAAACCCCTAGTACCCCAACGGAATTAAATTACCAATATTATAAAAATCTAATATTAAATTCTGCATATATGTTTAGAACTAAAGGTACTAGAAAATCTTTAGAATATGTTATGCGTTTTATAGGTGCTCCTGATGCTTTGTTAGAGATGAACGAAGTTATATACGTCGCTGACAGCAAAATTAGTATAGATGATTTTAATCAACAATATTCTGAAATATCTGGAGGAACTCAATATATTGAATCACCAGTATTTGACCAATCAAATACGTATAAACTTAAGGGTGTTCAATATACCGCTTACACCAATTCAGGGTACCTAAATAGTGTTGATACTACTTTGACTGACTACGGAATGGACGATAACGGTTACCCTAAAAGTCCAACACATACTGAATCTAATTTTTTTCAAAAAGGGGCTGGTTGGTTTGAAACTAGTTCAAGTCATAGGTCTCCAGCTGAGGTTGACTCAAAAAATACATCATTTGATCCATCAAATCCTTTTTTAATTACAAAATTAAAAAACTTTAATTTTGGTAAAGAGTATATGGACAAATACCGTAAGTTTAGTAGTATGACAAATGTTGGGTATACCTTAAGAAAAGTTTATGATAATAAAAAATCTTGGGTTGTCGATGATGTTGGTAGTAGATCGGACAGTAAAAAATTTAATGGAGTAAACTACAAAGTTAATGATGAAAGATTAGTTATAAATTCTAAAAATTTAGAGGTATACATCAATGTTGGACAAGGAATAACGTATGATATTTGGGATATGTCGGTTAAGTATAATTACCCAATACCAAATAGCGGGTTAACTGCTCCATACCCATATCCTGGAAATATTGATTGGACAATTATAAATCCTAAACCTAAAGAAAAAACATTTTTTGAATTCGCTCAAAATTTTTATAATAATTTTATAAATGTTAGAAACAGACAAACAATATTTGATGGTAAAACCGGAGGATACCCAACACTCCAATCTGTTTTTTGGAGATACCTTGAATCAAAACAAACGGTAGGTATTCCATCTAATGATTTTACATATCAAAAAATGATAGATTATACCTTAGGTATTGGTGATTATTGGCAGAGATTGTTAGAGCAAGTAGTTCCCGGAACATCATTATGGTTAACTGGCCAAAAAATGGAAAATAGTATTTTTCATAGGCATAAATTTGTATGGAGAAGACAAAGAGGTTGCTCATTTATACCTATTGAGTGTGTTCCTTGCCGATATCTTGGTATACCATTTTTATATGACTGTATAGATCAAACACTAAGTTGTAGTGTCGTTTCTAATTTTTGTGGTAACGAAGCTTTAGGTATGTTAAGTAATACTATCTCAAACATTTTAGATACTAGTGGTTATACTGAAAATGATTGTGTTCTAAATAGTATTGTTAGTACATGGTACGTTGATTGTAGATTAGATACCCAACAATTGGTTTTAGAGCCGTTTTATATTGGTTATGGTAATAACGATGTACCTGACCAAACAACCATTATCAATGGTATTACCGATAAATTATCAATGTTATATACAAAAGGTTTAAATTATTATTGGGATGGTGGGTCATTAATTATTAGTAATTCTACTTGTTATGATGACTTTACAAATAAAATATTATACTTAAATATTGGAATAAACATAAATATAACTTGTAATTAATGGCGTGTGTTTCAGGATTAACTAATGGTAACTTTTCGTATATGGATTGTTGTGGCGGCCTTAACCAAGGATCGTCACTTAACGAAGTAGTTTGTATAGATTATAACTATGTAGGATCCGCAATTGGAATATCAGATATTGGTCAACCTGGTACTTGTGACTCAGACTGTGGAGAAAATGTATTAGATTACGTATTTTCTGTTACTGGTATATGTAATAATAATACTGGTACTGTTATAATTACTCCGAGTGGTGGTGTTGGCCCATATACCATTTCACATGTTTTATATGGATTATTAGTACCTAACAGCGGGACAACAACAAATGTAAACGAATCTATAACCTTTACAGGTTTAACTGGAGGTACCCACGTATTTGTTCTTAATGATACGTTAACAAACCAAAATACTCAAGTTTTTATAAATGTTGCAATTACTGGATGCTATGTTGCAAATATTGGTGATGTAATACCAACCACTTGTGGATTTAGTAATGGTTCATTAACTATATCAACATCAACAAATAATCCGCCATACTCAATATTATTTTATGAAGGTACTACGTTAATAGACGCTACAGTCACAAACGTAATGCCTTACACATATGGAAGTCTATCTGGAGGTACGTATTACGCTAGCCTTACAGACTCTGGAGGTGTAACCGCAAAAACTGAAAGTGTTTTAATTTCTCCAACAACTCCTTTAACTTTTGGACTTTGGAAAGTTAACACATCGACGTGTAATACCACTTCAGGAAAATTAGCGGTTACGGGAATAACTGGTGTTGGACCATATACGTATTTGTGGAGTAATGGTCAAACCACTCAATCAATTACAGGATTAACCGCTGGCGTCTACTCCTGTGTTGTTACGGACAATTATAACGGTTGTTTTTTGTCTAAAATTGAAACTATTACTGAAAATTCACCTTTAGGTGTCTCATCGTTAGTTGCTAACCAACCGACGTGTTTTAACTCTGACGGATCCTTAACTTATACTATTAGTGGTGGGTCTTCACCATTATATTATTCTGCGACCACCGCTCAACAAGGTTATACATTATCAAACACGTTTACAATTACGGGTTTAAGTTCAGGTAATATATCGGTTTCAGTTACAGATGCTAGTCAATGTACCTCTATATTTGGTGGATTTATTAGTGTACCAAATGGATTTTGGGATGTTGCGGTTGTTGTTACAAATTCAAACTGTGACCAAAATAATGGTAGTGTTTTTGTTAGTTTAGAGGGATT